AACGGCTCCATTCTCATTGCTTCTCTGGCTTCGTTTGGTGTCATTATTCCAGTATTAACTAAAGTACTGTAATAAGCTGCCTGATCTTTTAGTTCGGGTTGTAAAGCGGGTACTCCGCTTATATCCTCTTCTAAATCGAATCCAAAGAATCTCTCGTATGCAAAATTAACCTTTCGTACTATAGGTAGTATAGTTTCTAAGTAATACAACCTATGATTTGGTCTAATATTTGCATTGTTTCCACTATCTAGTAGCAAAGGCGGAACGCCTATTGCTTGTAGTATAATCTTTTCATTAGAACTTATTGCTGCTTGAAAATCTAAATCTTTAAAATTAACTTCTGTAAGATTAGAAATTTCTAGCCCACCATCAAGTATAAGAGGTCTTCTACCTCCTGTACTTGGATTATAACGGGCTCTCCAAGCCGCTAACATTCTTTCTTTTATCTTTTCACTTAATGTATTTGGACTTTTCAGTACTAATCCTGGTACTGCTCCATTCTTAAAGAAGTTATCCTGAAAGTTTCTCATAGAGTTCAAAAGTAACATTGTTCTATAAGCTGGTTTCAGTCTAGGTACTCCTCTATAAATAGAGTTGAAGCTATTTTCTTTAATATGTATAACTTCATCTGGACTATAATCAACTTGCCCCTGATATGTGTATTTTTTTATATAAGTTTTATCATCTGTTTCTATTTCTACATTTTCTGCGGGCAAGTGATAAAGAGCATTGTTTCCACCATCATAATAGATAAAAATGTTTCCGTCAATCAATAAATCAATTATCAGATTTCTTTTAAAAGAATTTATATCTTGAAACGGATTAGGCTCTATATTTAGTAATCTATTTACAGTAACCCTTCTAACATTTTTATAAACTGGAGTCATTCCAGCAACTTTTCCACCAACATCTACTGGTATTTCTGCAACATCATCTACTACTATGTTTACAGCTCTATTAACTACTTCTAACTTTTCGTAAGCATCTCTATAATTAGTAACAACTTCTCTAGAAGTTATATTCAGACCTTCCTCTCGACCAATAAGATATTGTGAGGGATTAATTTTTTCTTCTTCTGTTTCTATAGGAGTTGTTCTCCCTATAAATCGGTCATACCATGCCATGTTTTTCTCTTCGTCTTTCTACCCAACGCTTTTGCTTTTGGGCCGTGAATAATTTGGGTCTTTTGCCATAAATGGAGTGTAATCGTAAATGGTGTTCGTGACAAAGAGTGACAGCTTCTTCATATAGTTCTCGTAAATGCTCCTCGATAAAAGTATCTCTTACATCCATTATCTCTTCGGCGGTTTGAATATTAAGCTTATTACCTCTCAGCCACTTATCTAACAGTTCTGTCAATCCGTAGAAGTGATGGAAGTCGAGAATTTCTTTACTTCCGCAAATCCGACATTCCGTTCCCTTATCATACTTTGACTTTGCTCTGTCTCTAACGTATTTGACTAGGTCTCGCTTTAAATCCATTAATTTTTCTCTTACTTTGTATTATACTAAATTACCACGCTAATGTCAAGAATAATTTTTTTGTAGGTCTGCTGATTAAAAAGTGGTCGAAGATGTCTCAAAACTGTAAAGCGCATATCTAAGAGCATCTGCCATGTGTGAATACGCATCATGTTTTGGCCTTTCTTTCATCAAATTAGGATTTGCATCCCATTGATATTGGTCTAAACATTCTATCGTATGACGACATCTTTGGTCTACAATCAAATTATCATTATCTACAAGACTCGCAACTTGGCCAATTCCATCTAAAAGAGACTTTTTCGCATTTATAGTAGTAACATCATAATTTTGTGCAAAATCAAACCTTGTTTGTTGTGCAGCAGAGTCAATATATATCCAATCTATATCATATTTGTCCTGTAATTCCCTAATTTGGACCGCATGTTGTTCAGTAGTCCTTTCAGCGTCAAGATATTCGTCTAAAACATAGAATTTTTGCACGTCCCAATCATATGCTACTACGCATAAGGCTGTCGGGTCCTTGTAACCCACGTCAAGACCTGCAATTACGTCCATTTTTGATATATCAAGCTCTTCAAGGTCTGCAATACACTCTTCAAAATTAAATTTCCATATTTGACCTGCATAAGTGTTAAAATCAGCCATATATTCTTGATCAAATTCAGCTTGAGACATTGAATTTCTAGCTTCAAGGATATCTTCCTCACTAAAGCGAGGATTTTCATGATAAGTTGCCTTTATAGAACACCATTCTGGAAACTCATCATTAAAACCACGATAATAAAAGTCTGCAAACCAGTTATTCCGTCCCCGAGGGGTTGAAATAAAGAGTGCTTTACTGTTTGCTTTGTCTAAAGTCGGTCTTAGTGCTATATTGAAGGCATCTCTACCATCTACAAGTGCTGCTTCATCAAATATTATTAGGTCATATGACCTTCCTACACAAGAATCCACTTGATTTATTGATCCCATACGCACAGTAGACCCATTTGATAGTTCAATTACTCTATCTTTTGCATTATCCTTCGTAACTTCTAAATCAAAGTGCTTAATTAACCGTCTTTGTAAATCAAATGAAATTTGAGACAACGCATAATTAGGTGACATCAATAAAATATTACTATTTGGAACTAATGCTGTAAGTTGTCCAATGATATTAGATATATATGTTTTACCTTGACGCCTAGAAACGGCACCACAGATAAAACGATATTTTGGATTATTAATTGCATTGATTATTGCAACTTGAGATGGAATAGGTGTAACACCTAAAAGATTCATATAAGGCATTATAGGAAGTTTAATAAACCTATCTTCCGAAGGATAATTTACTAAGCCACTTTCAGGAATATCTTTTCTACTGATCTCTAACATTAATGATAAGTCATTGGTGTGTTATCTGGATCAATTAGATGATTTACTTGAGCTAAATGATACAAGTATAGAAATCCACCAGCCATAGTTGCTATTGCAACTTGCTCTGGACTAACATTATCTGGACCCTCTCTAGACTCTTTATCTATTTTTTCTAATGCTCCTTGTGCAGCTTTAGAAATAACGTCTAGCCAATGAGCATCCAAATGTTGTAAATCTATTTCATGTAGCATTAACTTCTCTTCCCTAATCGTTGTGTTCGTGCCTTCTTATACTTTTGATAAGAAGTACGTTTTTTGCTAGCCTTTCTTTTTGAAGCACTAGCTCTTTTACCAAGCCGTTGTCTACGACTGGTCTTTAATTTCTTACGGTATGGCATTAATCTTCTGTTAAACAGGCGACAAATTCTATACTACCTTGAGTTGCTGACATTACATCATCAGATTTTTTTGCTAGTATTATCGTAGAATCACCACTACCTGCGGCTAATAGATTACATGTGTGTCCAACTGTTCCGGCTGCGTTATATATATTTATAATTCCTGCAGTACCTCCAGTGTGTTGGCACAGTACTTTAGTGGCACCATTTATAGTTGATCCATTGGCAAAACTATTGCCTGCTGCTTCCTTTGCTGATAACAATTTAATTGCTCTCATTTATTTCTCCTAACGTCTTCGACGTCCTTTCCCTTTTTTCTTTTGGCGGTATTTGATAGCGCGAAGTCTTTGCTTCGCTGCTTTCTTTGTTTTAGAAATTCCGGGAGTATTATTTACTTTCCACCCGCCTTTTACCTTTCTTATGGGCATTAACCTTCTCCTCAGCTTCAATCATTTTATCATGAATGTCAACCTTACCATCCCAGTTTTTATCCTTTCCAGTAAATATATTTTTAATCTTCGTCCACAGCATCTGAATCTCCTGATAGATGTGCTTTGGCTTCTTTTTCAGTTTTAAACTTCCAAAGTTTGCCATGTGTGTCACGATATTTAAATAACCCTCTACTTGGATAAATCTTAGGAGTATCAGCTGCTGGAGCTGGAGGTGTTTGTTCGGCTACTGCCACTTTCGTTTTGTATTCAACCATTTTTATTCCTATAGTCTTCTATTGCTTTCGCAATAGATGCTTCTGCTAATATAGAGCAATGGAGTTTTATAGGCGGAAGGTCTAATGCTATTGCTATTTGTCTGTCAGTGACTTCACTTGCCTGTTCTAAACTCCTGCCCTTTAACATATCTATTATTTTACTGGAACTCGCTATTGCTGAGCCACAGCCATATGTTTTGAACCTTACGTCCTCAATTATGTTATTTTTCACCTTAAATTGTAATTTCATTACATCACCACATGCTGGTGCGCCTACCATTCCTGTTGCCACATCTTGGTCATCAGGATTGAAACGTCCAACATTGTTTGCTTTTGGATTTTTTAGTACATCTTGAAATCTTTGTACTACTTCTGCTGAATATGCCATTATTACTTTACCTGTTCCTCTAATTTAACTAAAATCTTGTAGTTATTCTCAACTTTTGTTTCAATAACTGAAAGACGTTGTATATAATCGTCTTTATGTTCTGCGTATTCATCTTCACCTACAACCAATCTTTCAACTTCCGTGTTAATTTCTGATGCCCACCAGATTGCTCCTACTGTTTGAAACAGTAGGAAAACGGCGAATCCAAAAGGTATTGTAATTCCATTCATAGTTGATTAGGTTTTTCCGTGCTTTATAAAGTTAAATTATATATGTTTGTATTATATCAAAAGAACAAATTAAAGTCAAGAACTATTTTTTTGATGTCCCCTTCCTATAGAACAAATGATCCCCAATTTGCGTAGTGAAGACTAATGAGGCCGTCCAATAAGGATTAGTATTTACAGTGTGATAATGAGTAGCGCCTTGAGTTAAATTTGTACGACCAGAATCAATAATTGAATAGCTTAATGTATAAGTAGTAACAAATGCTTTTCCTTCCTTATAATCTTCTGGTTTTCCATCACAATAATAACTAAACTGACAGGAGTGCAAATCTATCCCACCACTAGGATAAAACTTTGCTTGCCTAACAACAGTACAAATAGTGCTAGGAAAAGCCCTACTTAGTACTCTATTTAGTATAACTTCTGCTATAGCTCGTTGACCTTCTTCACTCTCACTTCTTCCTTCAAAATAAAGTGCCTCTGAAAGACATTCTACTTGTTCAGGAGCTACAGTATCATTTGAGGTTACTCCACTAATACTAGGAACTAAAAGCAGAAGGAATAAAAAGTTTTTCATACTTTCTCCTTTAATTTTAATTTAGTAAGGGGTTGCTATCTGCGTCCTCTAACTTATCAACTTGTTTTTCTAAAGACTTAGTTTGTGTTTGTAAAGCTGAAATATTTACAGCCATAGTATTAATCTGACCATGTATTTCTCTTATTTCAATTGTAATACCTTTGTCTATAGATTTATTTATAACCGTTACTGAAGTTTCAATAGCTGCAAATCTGTTTTCAAGATCTTGAGTACTACTTTTCGTTACTGCGATACCTCCGATTTTCTTTTCTAGATTTTCTAGTCTATTGACATAAGTTGCTCCAGTATATCCGAAACCAGCTAAAGTTCCTATAATAGTTACTAATGCTATTATTTGTGTTGTCTTCTTTTTAAAAAGCTCCATATTATTGTCCTCCTAATAGGTTTGGTTGTGAGTTTATCATGGTACTTATAGTTCTTAAACTAGTACCTGCTAAATCATAAAATGCGTTTATATTATCTGAAATGAATGCGTCTGCATAAATTTCTCTAGATTCATACCATTCTGTTGCTTGTGGGAGTGCCTGAGAGTAGTAATCTGAAAATCCTGGTACATAACCGATATATGCAATTAATGCTGTTTGATCTCCATATTCACCACTTTCTGTAGTGGCCTCCACTTGTTGTTGTTGTTCTTCTATATTTTGTGCAATAATTTGATCTGCAATTTGATCTGCTTCTGATGCAGTCATTACCCCAGATACTGCAGTATCTATCTGACCTTGCATATCTGTTACTTGCACATCTGCCATAGCGACTTGAGGCTGCCCATCTGTTCCAGGCATTGGAGTTACAGTAACTTCAGTAGTAGATGAACTATCACTCGAAATATCTGAAGATACTGAAGCTACAGTTTCTACAGTAGATGTATCTTCAGAAGAAGTCTCTATATTCACAATACTTGTTGAAACTACAGATGTAGTTTCTGAAGAAAGGCCCGTTCCCGCCGATGCGAAATCGCTCGAGACAGCGGTACTAGGACTCATTGCCAGTATCTGTTGTGTTTGTACTGACGAGCTAGCAAATTGGTCAGAAATACTAGGAGAACTACTAGTACTTATTCCACCAATATTTGCTATTGCTGAGGTTATAGAACTTGAAGCTCCTGATATTACTGTGGAACCTACTCCTGAACCTCCTGATGCTATAGTATTTCCTGTAGCCTGTATTGAAGTTCCTGATGTAACACCAGCTGTAGTTCCACTTACACTATTAGTTGCTATTTGAATTGTACTAGCTACAACATCTAACTGTTCTAATCTTATTCCACTTTTCTCTTCTTTATTAGATATAGTTCCTACTACTTCAATTTCTTCTGTTTTTATTTCTTCTTCTACTAATAGTAATTCTTCTACTACTTCTTCTTCAATTAATTCTTCTTCAAGTTGAGTATATTCTTCTTCCATTTCATCTTCATACCATTCATCTAATTCTTCTATGCTTTCAAACTCTGCCCACTCTGTTTCTTCTTCCCAATATTCATTTTCTACAAGTACTAATTGTCTTTCGAATTCAACAACTAAAGAATCTTCTATATAATTTATGTTATCATAAGTTTCTTCATAAAGAAAAGTTTCTTCTTCATAATAGTTATCTTCCCAATAGTGATCATCTTCTATTACTTCTGACCCTACAATATACTCTTCTTCATAGTAGTCGTTTTCGTATTCATCTATATACTCGTCATATTCATCCATTTGCTCATCAAGTGCTTCCCATGTTTCTAAAGTTGAATCGTCCCAAACTATAGTTCCTTCTTCTGAAAAGGTTACTTCAGTACCATACCACTCATCTACTTGTTCTTGTCCAAATTCTTGTATATCTATTTCATACCATTCGGCATCTGTTAAATACGTATTCGCATAAGGATCATCTTCATAGTAGTCATCTTCATAGTAGTTATCTTCATAGTAGTCATCTTCATAGTAATTATCATCATAACCATAATTAGTTACATCATCTGAATAGTAAATAACCGCTAGGTCTTGAACATAACCATTACAAGTCGGTGAATACTGAGCATCTTCATCACATTGTTGGATATGATAAGCAGTATCATAATTCGGACAGGTAGTAGCATATAAATCATTTAATCCACATTGTTGAGTTAAATAGGCAGCTGCATAACCAGTACAACTAGAATCATATAATGCACTTAGACCGCATTGTTGAGATAAATAAGCAGATGCATAGCCAGTACAATCCTCATCATACAAAGCACTTAGATTACATTGTTGAGTTAAATAAGCTGCAGCATATCCAACACAATTTGAATTATTTAATACATTACTACAATCTAATATGTTTCCAGATCCAAGTCCATATAATGAGCCACCATCTTCGAATAAAGTATTAGTTGTATTATTACTAGAATTCCAATCATAACTTACACAAGTTCCAGAAACATTAGTAGTACCTGTACTACATTCATCGAAAAATAGATAAGTATATATATCTGAAGTAGTTGGACCTTGTTCTCCTATTAAGACATCATGTTGGATAATATTTAAATCACCATATCTATATTCAAAAGTATTATTAGGATATAACCAAACTTCAAAACTATTATCTGAAGCTCTGTGATATTCTCTCAAATCATACCAACCAAAAATTGTGTATAAGTCTTCATTATTTGAGTCCAGGATATTTTTAGCCAACATCTTAGATCCGCCATCTCGTATTAAATCAGTCCAAAATGGAAATAAAGTATTAGTATATTGAGGAAGGGGGTCAGGAGTGTAATCACCACAATAGTCATTATATCCTGTAGAAGTTAAACCAAAGTGTAAACAACCATTAGTTGCCATTCTAGCAAAAGTAAAAGTATTATTATAAAATATAAAATCAAATCCAAAATTAAATTGTGCTGAAACTTGGTCATCTCCTACTGCTAGATTAGTAGTTCCTGAAATTCCTGTTAAATCATATAGGTCTTGATCTGCCTCATAAACATATGTAGATTGAGCGGGACTAGAAAAGAAAATTAGCAGAATAGCTATTGCTACACAAGGAACAGTACAATATGCTGTTAGTGGTGCAAAAGCATGTGTCCAAAAATTTCTCATTGATTATTCTTCAACTATTCTTCCATTCTTTTTTACAAGTGTGTCTTGATTTTCTTCCTACGTCAGTTCTTTCACTTCTACATATAGCTATAAACTCAGATTTCTTTTCATGCGCATCTGGTCTATCCTGTGGATTCTTATTCCATGCTATAGTAGCTTTCTTACCTACTTCACCATTATAAGGGCAAGGTGTTCCAGCCATTTCCATAGCTTTAAAAACTCTTACATCTTGGCAAAGTAACGCAACTGCAGATACTTTCATACCCATGTCATAAAGATACTTAGAAAGTTTTAATCTTTCACAATTCATATCTCTAACAGTTGCACCAGCTGATATACCAAAGAGCTGTCCTTGAAATGCTCCACTTCTTCCCGTTGTACATAAATCTTGCGAATAACTCATTATTGATGGAGCTATTGCTGATGCTGGAGGAGCCTTTTGTGTAATCTCTTGTTTTATAGTTTGCGTACTGTTAGATTGGTTAATATTTCTATTAGTATTATCTGATGTGCTTGTATTAGTATTTTCATTTTTATTATTAGTTTGTACCTTTGAATCTGAGGTACTAGTATTAGTATTTGTGTTACTGTTAGTATTAGTATTATTACTTGTATTATCACTTGTACTAGTACTAGTGTTAGTATTGTTGTTAGTATTAGTATTTGTGTTTGTATTATCGCTTGTACTAGTACTAGTGTTAGTATTGTTGTTAGTGTTTGTATTAGTGTTAGTATTATTACTAGTATTAGTATTATTCGAAGTACTATTTACAGTTGATGTATTTACATTCGTATTTGTATTAGTATTCGTAGCAGTACTAGTATTATTGTTATTGTTAGTATTCGTAGCAGTACTAGTATTATTGTTTGTATTTGTATTATTGTTTGTATTTGTTCCTGTAGTAGTTGTAGTGTTTGTATTTGTATTAGTATTATTTAAACCACCAGAACTAACATTATTATTAGTGTTAGTAGAGGTACTTGTATTAGTATTATTGTTTGTATTCGTATTAGCATTTGTACTAGTGCTAGTATTCGTGCTAGTATTAGTATTCGTATTTGCGTTAGTATTAGTATTCGTGTTTGTATTAGTATTTGTATTAGTATTAGTATTTGTGTTAGTATTTGTATTCGTATTGTTTGTTGTAGTGTTATTTGTTGTATCTAAGCTGTTTTGTTCACAGTATTGTGTTCCTGCGGTACAGTCAGGGTTTTCAGGCTCGTTTTCTGCTGAAAACAAACTTGATGATGCAATAATTAACAGTGCAACTGTTAAACCCACCTTTTTCATGATTTTTCCTCTCCGAACTATTGTTCGCCTATGTCTTTTCCGCCTCCAGTAATTTTTTCATTAAAGTTCCATAATTACCCTGACCGAAAGGAACGTCAGTATTAATTTGTACATTTGTTTGAGTTTTAATATTCCCGTATCTTACCTTTTCAGATTCCGTCTGCGCTTTCATCTCATCCATACGTATTTTGTGTTGCATCATTAGTAAATCAGCAAGATCCTTATTAGTATAAATTTCTGATTCTTCAGCCTCTTCAAGTTTCTGGTCGATTAACTTATCCAGCGTTTCGGCAAGTTTGAAACGGTTTCGATATCCAGAATCCATATACACAGTATCTATGTACTTTTGGATTTCTCGTTTATTCAATACCGCTACGACTTGGTCTCTTGGCACGTCTAATTCTTGACACACCGAGGATACATTTCCGTTAGCCAAATAACTATTCGCAATCTCCAGTCCTTCTGGACTCATTCGGGTTGTTATTTCTGTACTCATATTCGTATTATACATGAGTATCAACCAAAAGTCAAGAAAAATTTTTCCCTTGCTTAAACTGTTTATACTTGACAAATTTTTGAGTGCGGTATCTATATGAGTCATAAAAATTTTTTTAAAATAGAGGAAAATGCGCGGTATATATCTAAGTCTCCCGACGATATATAATTTTAAAAAATTTTTTCCAGATGAAATTTTCCCACGAGGCTAGAAAATACCCCATTGATCAGCCATAGCATTAGCTATGCCAGTATATGTTTTAGCTCTGACTTTTGCTCGATACTTTTTGCTATGAACAGTATCTATTAATTTACCAGTATCATACTGATTGCTCCATCGTTTATTAGGTATTAGTGTAATACCGGGTACAAGTCTAGGCTCTATATATTTGGTAGGTTTGAGAGGTGGTAAATTTTTTAGCCATAAGCCTGTTCTCTTTGAAGCATCGTGTCCAAACTGGTAAGGCTGTACATATTGCGCCTTTGGCATAAAATCTAAACGAGTGTTGATACACCCAACGGGATTTTCTAAACAGATTTTAGGTATACCC